CTCAGTTTGCAACTGCAGCTTGCGCTGCTCAAGCGCAATAGCGTCATATGCCTGCCGGTATTCAATCTGCGCAGCCTGCACCTGCTGCTCAAAAATGCGTACTGCAATATTCAATCGTTCTTGCGCCGAGCCTGCTAGTTCGTAGGCACGTTCTAGCTGCTGACCATACAAATCATTGATGGACTTCTCTGCATCAAGCCTAGCTGTATTGATTGACGCACCACGCTCAAGCGAAGCAATCTGCGCATCGATCGATAGTTGCTGTTCTTTTACGTTTGACAGCACCAGGTTGGTGCTTTCTGCGAAACTCTTATTGGCTTCTGCTGCCGTTTGTATTTTTTCTGGCATCGAAGTATACTGTTGTACAGTTGCCGCAGCTGCCGTTTTTGCTGCATTTTGCTGTTCTGTAAACTTAGCCACTTCATTATTGCTTAGACCAAGTCTTTCAATCAAGCCCAACACTTGCTCAGAGATAAACTTAAACACTGGATTTTGCGCCAGCGCTGCCCATTTCTGCAGGATATAGCCAAGAATAGGGCCGATAATTTTTAGTGACATAACGACGCCATCAAGCGCCTTAATCAGCGCACCTTGAATATATCCAATTAGCGTGTCCCATGGGATGCCATTCCATATCTTTTGAAATTCGTTAATTGCAGGCTTCAATGCTGCATACACTTTTGGAAGAACTTTTGCGCCTAAATAGTCCCACCATTCGCCCAGCTTTTGACCAGCCCATGCAAGTGCTTCTGCTCCTTTAATGACCAGTGGCGCAAATACTTGCCCTATGCTATTGAGTAATTTATCAGATATCTGCCCGAGTGCGTTAAACGCTTTTTGTTGATCAGTCAATTTGCTATTGAGATCACCTGCTGCAGTGGCTGATGCAGCCAATGCTTTGTAAAGTACATCGCTAGTGATTTTTCCGTCTTGCGCCATCTGCGCCAATTCTCCACGGCTGCGGCCTGTCGCTGTTGCAATTGCATCGAGCAATTGCGGCATACGCTCAGATACGCTAATAAACTCGTCACCATTCAGCTTGCCTTTGCCCAGCGCTTGACTCAGCTGGAAGAACACTCCAGCTGCATCACTGGCGGCCAAGCCAGACTGCTTGGCGATTACGTTGAAACCTTCATAGATCTGACTTGTTTCTTTCAAGCCAAACCCAACCCCCTTCAAGCGGCCATACACATCAGCCAGCGCCTGGGTCGCCTCGGTTTGCGACATGCCAAATTTGCTGGCAGTAGAAGCGGCTACAGCCAGTGCAGCTTGATATTCGCCAGCCGATGTGGCAATGTTTTTCAATCGTTGCTCAGCTGCACCACGCTCAAAAGCTGTAGACAAGCTTTTTTGAAAAACGGTTGCAGCAGTGGCGACTGTGGCGAATTGGCCAACTAATCCTATAAGCGCTCCTTTGATGCCATCAATGCTTTTGGCTGCTTGCGGCGTCTTGCCGAAAGTGCCATTCATGGCTTCGACTTTGCGCTTTATCTCATCTAAAACTGCGGCAGCTTGCTTGCCGTCAATATTAATAGCAACATTGGCGACAACAGCCATAGCAGCACCTCCTATAAAGGCAGTCTAACGGCGTCGCGCCTTGCGCATTGCCTCTTCTCGCTCTTCTGCTTCAACTTGAAATGCAAGTGTCCACAACTGGAACTCTTCATGCGTCATGCGCTGCGACAGCTCCAATAGCGTGTAGCCCAGGTCCCGTGCCAAACGCATCGCTAAGCGCAATGGGATGTCACGCTTGACCTGGGCGGCTAGTTTTTTGCTTCCTCTTCAGTGACCTTGGCGTCGCTGGTGATCACTGCCAGCATCAGCGCCTGTAGGTCAGCGTCGCGCACCTCGTTTTTCAGTTCTGCAATCTCACCAGAACGAAACAGCGGTTCGCCGTTTTCGTCCTTGGCTTTTTGGATCAGCAGTTGCAATGCAAATGCGGTTGCCTCATCGCTACCGGCGTTTTTCTGCGCCCGCTCGCGTTCTGCCATGGTCAGCGGTGTGCAGTAAAACTCAAACTCGCTGCCATCGCTCAACTCAACCACCTTTTTGATAGGCGTCAAGTTAGCTGCTTTTTTCAGGCGATCCAAAGCCTTAAGTGCGCTGCCGGCTGCCATGATGATGACTGATTTGCTGCCAGTGTAGATACAAAAAAGCCCCAGCGCAAGGCCGGGGCTATGTCAATAGTGGAACTAATCAGCTCTTGCTGAAGTCGAATGTAGGAGCAGCGCTCGGGCGGAACGAGATTTCAACGCTCTGGCCGTCATCAGGGTTAACCGTCAGGCTGGCAGAGGTCAGGATCACAGGAATCAAGATCGAACGGCTAGTGGTCTCGTTAACAGAGCCACTGGCGATAACGCGATCAATGTAGAGCTTCATTGTGGCTCCGGCCTGCGTCCGTTGGATCACGTCCTCAATCATCCGGCTGGCCAGGCTGGTGTCATCGTCGGTGGTGTACACCGTGGCAGACCCTTCGCCGTCAGCAAAGCCGGTGATATACGAACGGAACGGGGCGTACTGGCCAACCTCTTGACCAATTGTGGTAACGTCGATCTCTTCGCGGGTGATTTCAAAGCTCCATTCGCGCACCTCGCCCACTGCAGCAGGAGCGGTGTAGACGATGCTGGCGTACGAAGCGCCAAAGCCCGAGGGCTGAGCAGTCGCAGTTGCTGCGGAGCCGCCAGCGGTCGAGCTGATGGTCATAACGCCGGTGCTGGCGTTGTAGGTCTTGACAAAATATGCACCAGCGGCGATGGCGTTGGTGGTGGTGGCGCCGGCAGGATAGGCCAATGTCACAGGATCGTTGACCTTGAAGCCGAGGTATGAGCCGACGGTGATATTGCCGCCGCTTGACGGGAATGCCGTTGCAACCAGCGTGGTGACGCTAGTGCCAGCGGGGGAATAATAAAGAGCGCCGGACGTACCGGACAGAACAGTTGCCATGAGCCTGTGAGCGGTAGTTGGCTGTCAGAAGTCTAACTATTGCAGGTAGGCTTCAAACGTGATGGTAATTTGGGTCTGGTAGTAAGGTTGCGGGCTTGCTGGCGTCACCTGCGCTGGGCCAGATGCAGCATCAAAGATGATGCCGCTCACGGTTTGGCGATCAAACAGGTCCTTAACCCGCTCAGCAATCGTAAAATTAGCGCCTGCACCAACGCCGACCGGGGTATAGACATTAACCGTCAAGACCCCGTTTTGTCGGTTGTAGCCAGGATTGGGTCCTGCAAGCGTGGCATAGGCATTGTCGCCAAAGCGGATGAACGCCTGCAACCACGGCGTATTGTTTGGCGGGCTGTAGGGAACGTTTTGATAACTGACTGGATAGGCAGGGTTCAGCGCCATCTCAGTAGCAAGGCGCCCTTCAATCGCAGCACGAACGTCGTTATAGGTGCTGCTCATGACTCTTTGCCGATCTTGGCTGCTGCCACACGCACTCTACCTTGCACGTCTTTGGCAATGCCTTGCACCCAGCCAGGGGGAGCTTGTTTGCTTCCGTAAGGCACGCCTGTGGCTAATGATTCAGCATATGGCAGGTTGTTGTGGATGCTGTAGACGTTGCCGACGCGCTCTTTGTCGTAGCCAATGCGGGTCAACGCGGGCGTTTGGGCGTACGTTCCAGGGGGGACAGTGCCGCCAGGCGCTGCATTCTCACCTACCTGCCAGCTAGCACGGAACCGGCCAGTATCGACTGGGCTCGCTTGTTTTAGCAGGCTGTCGGTTTCGTACACCGCTGCACGCAGCAGCTTTTCCATTTGCTCTTCGACGTAGCCGCCAATTTGGTTTAGCTTGATTCTGCGTGCCATCAGTCCCTAAGAATCAGCTCATATGTAATGGCCGTGTTGTCCTGCTCAATCGTGCGTACCTCAATAATTTGCAGGCTGCGGTTGTTGATGACGATGCGGTCAGCCGTTGTCGGCGTGGTGCCGTTCAAGTCCAACGCTGCGATGATCAGCCGCTTGTCGCCTTGCTGCACTAGGTCGTTGACCTCACTGCGGCGCACGTCTTCCAGTACTCCACGCACTGTAGTGTCTGTGGTTGTCTCGGCCGATGCGCCTGTGGTTGTGTTGTACGCGCCAGCGGTCACACTGCGGAACGTTGCAACACCGCCAAAGCGTGCCATCAGCTTACTGGCAACCTTCCGTAGCGGGCTAGCAAGTGCCATCAGAGCTTGTAGGCGACGCAGTGGCCGTTCTGCAGCTTGATGCTGGTAAACACGCCGTACAGCGTGGTTGAAGCACTGAACGACTGGCCGGATAGCGTGTTGCCGTCGTAATTTTGCGCTATCACCGTATCAATCTGCGTGTTGGTCGTGAAGTGAATGGCACCCCAGCGTCCTGTTCGTGTAGCAGTGTCGCTGACGAAGGTGGCGCCAATCGAATAATCAATGCCGAAAAAATTAGGCTCACTCATGGTCAGATCCGGTAGGCGACGACTTTGCCGCTAGCCAGCGTGACGCTGGTAAACACGCCGTCGATGAAATCGCCCTTGCCAAGTGGAACCGACGTAAAAGCGTTCCCGGTTGCGTTCTGCACCGTAGCCGTGCTGATCACGGCATCGGCAAGGGCATAGAGCCTATAGAACCTGCCGGTATGAGCTGCCGTATCGGTGATGTACTCAAAGCCAATGCTGTAGTCGTCCATGGTCAGCTCCGGCGGATTGAAACGTTACCAGGTCCACTGATTCTAAGCCCTGTCAGGTATCGCTCCATAATTGGCGGCACCTTGTCTGCTCCAACGGCGCCATAACCAAGGTTAGGCGTCACGTCAAGGCTGCCGATCTTGACGTTCTTGTAATCCTCCAGTCCGCTCAGGCCAAGCCCGTCGGGGTTGTTGTGCAGGTACGTTGCCAGCACTACCTGCGCATATTGAATCTGCGTAGGGATCTCGGTATCAGTGAAATAGTCCGTCGTGATGCGGAACGGAAACCCTACCGCGTAGGTATTGATATAGGTGTCAGGCTTGCGCACGCCTGTACGCGGCCACTGCAGTGCCTGCGTATCGGTCGCCCGTGCCCCAAGGAAACGCTCACGGTCCAGCCGTTGCGTCGCGGTAAACAGCGCTCGGTTTTTCTGGTCAGTGGTAGCCGATGCCCATGCGGTGACATCAGCATCCTGCACAAAACCATCAATGATCGCCTGCGCTGCTGCCAGCGTCAGGTAACTGTTTGCGTCGGCCGCGCCTGGCGTGGCCACGATTGTGATTGCCATCGTCAGGCTCCGTTAAATCCAGTGTAGGAGTTGGCTCTGGCATAGAAAGAGAGGCCACCTCCGTAGAGGCAGCCTCCTTTTCACGCAGTCGCCGGAAAGCGAACAGCCCCATCAGACGCGCTTGAGCAGCACGGAGATGATCACACCAGCCAGGGTGGTGGTGGTGCCGGTAACGTCCAGAGACAGACGATCGCCAGCCTCCAAAGTCAGGTCGGCAGTGGTGCTGGTCAATTCACCAGAATCAGCAGCATCGAACTTCTGCTCGGTCAGAGCAGTGCCCTTGAAGTTGATCTTGGTAGAGCCGAGCAGGTCATCACCAGCAGTGGCGGCTTCAGTGCCTTGGCAACGACGGATCGTGCCAGTGACAGCCGAGGCATCGTTGCCGGCGGTAGCATGCACCTCACGGATGCTGACCACTTGGCACTTCACCGGAGCGGTAAAGAACTGAACATCAGCCACCGAGGAGGCGATGTAGTGATCAGCAACGATGTACTGCTCTGTGGACAGTTCAAACTGGGAAGGTTGAGCCATGGTTAGTTACCTCAATCGAAGTTGGAGGTGTTGGTGGCACGCACGATGCCGAGGTTCTTCAGCTCGTACACCTTCGACCAGTTGCCAACCGTTTCCAGTTGAGCGCGGGTCGGGTTGGTGGTGGTGACGCCCCACTTAGCACCAACAGGGTGGTAGCAATAGTGCAGGTCGATCGACATGGCATCGCTCTTGGCGAGGATGTCACGATCGGTTTCGGTCTGCATTGCAAGCTGTTCGCCGGAGGCAACAGCACCCTGGGTGAAGAAGTAAGTGGCGTACTCGGTGGTCGAGCCGCTGCCGTCGGTCTGCACATCGTCAGACACGATCACGCGCAGACCCATGTAGGTCGGCACGTTCACTTCGCCGCCGTAAGCAGCAACCATCGAACCGCCCGATTGGGTGGTAGTGGTGCCACGAGCCTCAGCAGTGCTGACATAGTCAATTGCACGGCGCTCAACCAGGTCGTAGTAGACCTTGGAGTGCATAGCAACAGCGGCCAGCTTGTCGCCTTGGTCGCCCAGCAGGCTGCGGGCTTCGGCAACGTGACGGGGGCTCAGCGTGGTGGGGGTATCACCAGACTCGCCGTCAATGGTCAGGCCAAAGAAAGCAGCAGAGCTGGAGGTGGAACCCAGGCTGCCGAACACGCCGGCCAGGCAGGACAGCAGGTCCTTTTGGCGCTGGTTGGCAACGTAGTCAGCAATCTTGGCGCCGATGGCGGCCATGGGATCGGCACCAGCAGCCAGGGCTGCCAGGTCACGAGCCTCAAAAGCACGGCCACGGTGCAGGATGACGCCGACCTGCTTGTCAGCAGTGATCTTGCCGGGGGTCAGTGAAGTGCTGTCAGTCAGCACCTCAAAATCGCCAGAAAGGTTGGCTTTCCAGAAGGGGACGTTGATAAAGTCACCACCCTCAGTTGCATTCAGCTCAGCCATCGGCTGGACCACACCGCTAGCCAGAAAGGCATCACGCTGCGTGGTTTGCTCGATGACGTAAGGCGTAAAAACCTCTGGGATGATGATGTCAGAGCGAAGAGTCGCCATGATTCATCTCGGGGGAATGGTTTACGGTGTGGGCGCAGCCCAAAGCACCAGCGCAGCCGGTTGCAGGCAGCTTAACGGTTAGCTGCTGCCTTCATGCGATCATACAAATCACGGTCTGTACGAAACAACCGCGCTTGTTCTGTCAGGT